ACTCAAGAGATTGCGTTATCATCTGGTGGAACTACAGATGGAATGTTGTGGGTACAATATAATGATGATGGAACAAAGATATATGTTTATGAAGAAGAAATCACAACAGCAACAATGAGTGGAAAATTGTTAGAATATCCACTATCAACAGCATATGATTTATCAACTGCAGGAACTCCTTATGTATGGGAACCACAGTCTTCTGTAGTTCAACCAGATAGACCAACACGAACATGGAGCAATGATGATGTTACAGTTCAAATGGGTAGATTTAATGATTTTGGAAATACATTAATATTATCAACTGACAGGGACGGGGCAGAACAAATATTTTATTCATTTACATTATCAACAGCGTGGGATTTATCAACTATAAATAATACACCATCTAGTGAATGGGTGACGCCTTATGATGATGATTGGGACAGATCGTTAGCAGTTTCGTCAGGACAGGATCATCTTATTTATTTAGATTTAAACCACATATTTAGAATATATAGATCATAAACTATAGGAACAATAAAGATGGCAATAAACTTTAATGTGTTATTATATATAATACTACAATCAATCTAATGGAGATAATAAAAGATGACTGACGAAGCTCAAACCAATGAAAATGTTGAATTGACTATTAATGATTTAATGGTTATGAGAGCTGTTTTAGATACAGCAACTCAAGCAGGAATATTTAAAGCCGCTGATTTATCAACGCTTGGCACGACTTTTGACAAATTAAATATGATTTGTGAAGACTTCATTGCTAAAAATCAAAAACCTGAAAGTGAACCAGCAGAAGCTGAATAAATTATTTTTTGTCATGTAAATTTTATAAGGAAACAACATGGCTAAAAAAAGTAAAACACTACAAGACGATTCTAAGTATGCACATTTAGACACAGATGGAGATGGCGTTGTTTCTGATGAAGAAATGGCGCAAGCAGATAAAATAATGGATCTTGAAGCAAAACGTGAAAGAATAGAAAACGAAGATAAGAAAGAAGATGCACAGCGTGGAATGGCGTGGTTTGCTCTTGCTGGAATGCTTCTTTATCCATTTGCTGTAGTCCTTGCTAATTGGATTGGTTTAGAAGCCGCTCCAAATATTCTAGGTGATATGGCTCCAACATACTTCGTATCAGTTGCAGCAATCGTAGCAGCCTTCTATGCGAAAGAAGGCTACACAAAAGGTAAATAATATTTTAAAGTGAGTTTTACATTATGAAAATTGGAATAATTAGCGGCGGGTTTGATCCTCTACACTCTGGTCATATTGACTATATTGTAGATGCATCATCCCGCTGCGATTTTTTATACATTGGTCCAAATAGTGATGAATGGTTAGTACGTAAAAAAGGTTCTTTCTTTATGCCTTGGAAAGAACGAGCATATATAATAAGAAGACTAAAACTTGAGTGTGAGTTTCAAGTAATAGAATTTAATGATGATGACGGCTCTGCAAAACATCTTATAAGTATAGCAGATAGTTCTACTACCGGTCATGAAATATGTTTTATGAATGGTGGTGATAGAACCACTACAAATATTCCAGAAGAAGATATGACGATATCAAATAAAAATACTTTATCTTTTGAATTTGGTATTGGCGGTGCTCATAAGAAAAATTCTTCAAGTGCTATTCTTGATAATTGGAAAACACAAAAGACTGAAACAAGATGGGGATTTTATCGTGTACTTGATGATAAGGACACATTTAAAACTAAAGAATTAGTCATTGATCCTGACAAATCATTATCAGACCAAAGGCATAAGTACCGTACTGAACATTGGTATGTTTTGAAAGGTAAATTATGTATGATTACTGAAGATTATAGTGGAGATATGAAATCAACTATAATGAAACCTCATGATACGATGGTAATAGATGCTGGAACCTGGCATAAAGCAATTAGTGTAGGTAACGAACCGTGTCATGTTATTGAAATTCAATTTGGAGAAAAATGTGAAGAAAGTGATATTGAAAGAAGATAGATTATGCAACATTTAGTATTAGAAACAAATATTAAAGGTGTTGGTCTTGGCGATAGAATAGATTATCTTTGTACTGCCAATATGCTAGCTCAACAAGCTGATGATGATTTTATTACAATACATAAAAGATATACACCTAATCCTACACAAAAACAAGAATTTATATGTTGGGATGAATTATCTTCTTTGTTTAAACCAAGACATATGATATTAGAAATGTCAGATAATTTCCATAATAATTTAAAATTTTTAAATTATCCTCGATATAATATTGGCTCTAAAAATGATGATTATCAAAATTTGCTATCTTCACTAGGTGATTTTCCAAAAATAAAAGTAAAAGATTATTCAAAAGAAATGCCACCACTACCAAAAAAATTTATTACAATGCAATGGGACGCTGGTCAACAGAGAAGAAGATGTAGTGAAGATGAAATACAACGTACAGTTGATTTTTATAAAGACTTAGGATATGATATTATAGGTGTTGGTGGTCAGGCAGGCAATGCTATGTTAAGAAATGATTTACATAAAATTGCGTATATAATGTCAAAAGCTGATCTGCATGTTGGGGTTGATTCTGGATTTATGCATCTTGCAAAGATAGTTATGCCATCTAATAAAATACACATATACACCAGCAATTTTACTCATCAATTTGTAAGTACACAATTACAAAATGTATTAAATGCTGGCGCAATTCTAAACTATTCGAGAAAATAGACTTTGCAAAATATTATAATAGATGTACCATTTAGAGGAATTGCTTTAGGTGATAGAATAGATTGGCTGTGTACAGCTAATATGATGGCATTAAGAGAAAATGATAGCTGTGTATCAATACATAAAGAAAAAGAATTTATTGGTTGGAAAGAAATTAGTTCATTATTTGAGCCTATCGAAATGACACTTAAATTATCATCTAGTTTGAATAATTTAAATTATATAAACTATTATAGATATAATATTAACCAAGAAAATAAAGAATACCAAGATTTATTATCGTTCCATAAAGATTTTCCAAAAATTAAAGTAAAAGATTATTCTAAGCACTTTCCAGATTTACCAGAAAAATTTGTAACAATGCAATGGGATGCTGGAAGGCCTAATTTAAACTCAATTCGTTCTAATGCAGAATTTGGAAATAGAAGATGCAGTATCGATGAAATTATTCGAATTATTAATTTTTATAATAATTTAGGATATACTATTGTAGGTGTTGGTGGGCAAGCCGAAAACGATACATTAAGAAATGATTTACATAAAATAGCATATATAATGTCAAAAGCGGCATTACACATAGGAGTTGATTCTGGATTTATGCATCTTGCAAAGATAGTTATGCCATCTAATAAAATACATATATACACTAGTAATTATATGCATATCAACACTAGTATTCATTTAAAAAATGTATTAAAGGCCGGTGCAGTTTTAAATTATTCGAGGGACAAATGAAAGTAAATGTAGAAATTAGTATGGGCGAGTATTTTGATAAGATTACTATTCTAAAAATCAAGCAAGCTCACGGAATAGGTGATAGTAAAGAACTTGATATGTTATTAAGTATTAAACAAGACGAGACTAACTCAAGTACAATAGATTCTCTTGTTGGAATATTGTTAACTATTAATAGTGAGTTATGGGACATTGAGGACGGTAAAAGGCAATGTGAAAAAGTTAAAGATTTTGGAACTAAATTTATTGAGCTTTCTCGATCAGTATATATACTAAATGATATGAGAGCAGATGTTAAAAGAAAAATTAATGAATTGACTAACTCAGATTTTATTGAATATAAATCACACTCAATGGAGTAATATTATGTTAACAGAACTGAAAATGTTACTAGCAGATGATAATAAACTTATTACTGCTCTTAAATATTTAAATCCCAGGAAACCTAAAAACGTAACTTCGTTTCGTGTGGGAAATGATTGTGATGGTGGATATGTGATGCTATCAGAATTAATAAAGAAAAATGGTATATCTTATTCTTTTGGAATTGGAGGAGCTACTAGTTGGGAGGATCAAATATCAAAAGAATTCAATAATAAAATTTATATGTATGATCACACCATAGGTGGAATAAATAGTTCGGATCCTAACTTTATATGGAAACAAATTGGCATTGGAAAATCTGATTGGGGACATATTAATACAATTAAAACTATTATAAAAAATAATAATCATGAAAATGAAACCGATATGACACTTCAATGTGACATTGAGGGATCTGAATGGGATATTTTTCTTAATACACCACAAGAAACTTTATGTCAATTTGCTCAAATGAATGTTGAAATGCATTGGCTAGGATCTATGTTGACAGATAACAGTAAGCATATTGATGGATATGATAGAGTTTTGGAAACATTAAAAACATTAAGAAAAAACTTTACACCATTTCATATACATGGGAATAATTATAGACCAACATTTAGTGTTGATGGAAAATTATGTGGAGATGTAATTGAAGTTTCATATGTAAGAAACGATTTAGTTGAATTTAGCGATGATGACATTATATTTCCAACTTCTTTGGATAGGCCAAATAAAAGAAATAGGCCAGATATTAAGTTAGGAAATTTTAAATGGTAAAAGCTCTTATAACAGGAATTACTGGTCAAGATGGTGCATACCTTGCAAAATCGCTACTGTCAAAAGATTATGAAGTATATGGATTTGCATCTCGAAGAGTAAATCAGACTTATGAAAATTTAGATTATCTTGGTATTACAGATCAAGTAAATATAATTTTTGGTGATATGACAGACTCTTCAAGCATTGCTAACGCAATTAAAACAAGTAATCCAGACGAAATTTATAATCTCGCAGCAATGAGTTTTGTTGGATTGTCTTGGCAAGAACCTATTCATACTGCGAATGTCGATGCACTTGGTCCATTATATTTACTTGAAGCTGTCCGAACCCACACGCCTGAGGCGAAGGTATATCAAGCATCTACATCAGAAATGTTCGGTAATAATTGGGAAAAAGATCTAACTCAGAACGAGTTAACAGCATTTAGACCAAGATCGCCATATGGATCTGCCAAAGTATTTGCTCATAACACGATGGTGAATTACAGAGAAAGTTTTGGATTACATACCTCATGTGGAATTTTATTTAATCATGAAAGTCCTATTCGTGGTAAAGAATTTGTCACTCGTAAAATTACAGATGGTATAGCACGTATTCATTATGGTCTACAAGATAGCATTGAGCTAGGTAATTTAGATGCAAAAAGAGACTGGGGATACGCGGGTGATTACGTGGAAGCAATGTGGATGATGCTTCAGACAGAACCAGATGATTATGTTATTGCTACTGGTAATACATGGACTATTCGTGAGTTTATTGAAATAGCGTTTAAATATATTGGCGTAACTAACCCTATAGAATATGGATATATAAAACAGAATCCGAAATTTATGAGACCGGCTGAAGTACCTAATTTACTTGGTGATCCAACCAAAGCAAATGAAAAGCTGGGATGGAAAGCTAAAACAAGTTTTGAAGACTTAGTAAATATGATGATGGAAGCAGATATGGAAAGGTACGACAAGTGAAAAGATTAATATATCAAGTTTATGTTGGTAAAAAATCTAAACTATATGATCATTGTGTAGCTTCAGTAAAAGCATATTGTAAAAAATATGGTATTGATCACGAGGTACAAAAAACTCCTATTCTAATGATTAAACCTGATGTTTTTCAAACAAATAGAAGTAAAGAATCATATGAAAAATATGGTGGATATTTACCAATTTATGAAAAAGAAAATGCATTTGCATATTTAAAAAATTATGATCAAGTAGCCATTATCGATGCTGACATATGGATCAGACAAGATTCACCAAATATTTTTGAAGATTTAAGTCAAGAATACGCTTTTGGTGGTGTTGTGGAAAGAACTATGCCACTTAATTCAGATTATAAAAGTAAAATTCAAAATTATTCAAGAATGCAATATGGTAATCTAAAAAGTATAGATTGGAAATGGAATGATTTAGGCGCTGAATTCTTTAACATGGGAATGATGGTAATGAATAAAAAAATATCTAAATATTTAAGAGGGGAAACACCTTTACAATTTATTCGTAGGCCAGAATTTAAACCATTTGTTGATGGCATGGGTGCATGGAAATGGTCAACAGATCAGACACTTCTAAATACTTGGGTAAAAGAAGAGAAGATGCCAGTTAAGAATATGGATTGGAAATGGAACGGACTATTTACAGCAAATACAAAAATTAAAGAATGCCATTTTGTGCACTTCTTCTTAAAAGACAAGTTACCTAATCGAGGCGAGAATGTAGATGAACTAAGAAAGTTAGTAGAGTGAAACATTTAGCTTTATGGAATCTAAGCAGAAAAAGAAATACCCCTTTTAATTTTTCAGCATTAGGAGATAAAGTTCATGGATTGTTTTGTGCATATCAATATGCTGAACAAAATAACACGAGTGTCACCTTACATATAAACAGACGATGTCAAGGTGATACTGCTGAATCTTTAAAACATAAATCAAAGCAACAAATGGCTTCATGGAATGAAGTACATAATTTATTTCCGGCAGATAAAATTAATATTCAGTTCTGGGATTTTCCAATATCATCTGATAAAGATATTTTAAAATATCTCAAAAATAATAATATAGATGCAGATTTATGGTACTATAGAGGAGATCATATAGACATAGTACGCTATTTTAAAAATAAAGTTTTATTAAAATCCAATATTATAAACAATACGCCTGAAAAACTTATTACTATGCAATGGGACTCTAACGATTCTAAAAGAAATATAAATCCAGTAAAAGTAAATGATATAAAAAAATATTACACTGATAAAGGATATGGCATAATAGAAATTGGATCTAGACAATCTTTAGAACAAATAGGGTGTTATTTGTCTAAAGCATATTTGCATGTAGGTGTTGAATCTGGAATGATGCATATGGCAGCAGCTTATATGCCATATAATAAAATTCATGTTTATACTGGAAAGTGGTTTTCAGGTCACGTCAATAGAGCTATTGATTGCGGGACTAAGATAAACTATTTGTGGGAAAAGGGTTTAAAATGAGTATTAGATCATATATTATATATGTAAAAGATAATGCTAAATCAGAAGAATATGCTAATGTCTGTTTAAAATCGTGTAAAAATAGTGGATTTGATGCAGAATTATTTGAAGGTGTACAGAGATCTACTCTTAAATATTGGGATGATAAATTAAATAATCTTCAAACAATGGAAAATAGCAGAGCATATGGTCATAGTCTAGATACTGCACAAAGATATGAAACTAAAAAATCATGTTTTCTAAATCATGTAAGATTATGGCAAAAATGTGTAGAACTTGAAAAACCTATATCAATTTTAGAGCATGATTCTTATTGTATTCAAAACTGGAATGATTTAGAATTTGATGAATTACTTATTTTAAATATCACCTCAGCATTCAATCAAAAAGTTTTTAGTGGATTGCAAACACAAGTACAATCAATTGACTGGGGATTTGGTTTAAATAATTATACTCAATCTCCATTAATATATACTAAAAATATAAATTTTAAAGGTGGATTAATGATGCCAGGAACTGCTGCGTATGCAGTAACACCAAAAGGTGCAAAAAGACTTTTATCACATTTGTATCTTGGATGGGAACAATCTGACTATTATATAAACACTAAATCTGTTAACATACAATATATACTACCTGAAAATTTTACATTTAAATTACCTAATTTAAGAATGAGTCATGGATTGTAATAGGAAAATATAATGAAAGATATAGAATTACATCTATTTACAAATGCTGTTCATTTCTCACCCGATGTTGAGATGATAGAGACGACATTTAAAAGTTTTATTGATACTTTTAAATGTTCTATAACGACTCATGTATGGTTTGATCCAAAACCCAAAAAAGAAGCAGCAGATCAATATCATTTAAATTTGGAAAAAATATTTGATAATGTAACTCGAACTACTGGTTTAGCTGATGGTTTTGTAAAAGCTATAACCACATCTAAAAGTGAATTTATGTTTATTTTAGAGCATGATTGGAAATTCTATTCTGAACACATACACCACAGTTTAGAAGAGATATGTAGCGTAATGAGACAAGATAATTTATTACAAATGAGGTTCAATAAAAGAAAAACTGAGCTAAAAGGTTGGGACCATACTTTAGATGAAAAAAAACGCGATAATATAAAGTACTGCATTACTCCATCTGTTTCTAATAACCCTCATATTTTAAATACAAAAAAATATGTAAATGAAGCTATACAGTATATAAAAATTCCAAAAAATGGAACAAGTGTAGGAATTGAAGAAGTGCTAAGTGCAGAAATTCAACATTTATATGGCAGTATTTATGGACCTTTAAATCATCCTGCTACAGTATATCATACCGATGGCGGAAGATCTCCTCAAAGAAAATTATGGAAAAAATAAGAGTTAACAATGAAAATATTTATTACAGGTATATCAGGTTTTATAGGTTATCATCTTGCTAGAAAGCTTTTTTCTCAAGGGCATCATGTATTAGGAATTGACTCATATAATTCTTATTATGATGTTGCTTTAAAAAGAGCTCGAAGTGGAAAACTTGATGAGTTAGGAATTGAAAATAGTTATGGTGATTTGACAGTATTAGCTTTTAAGTCAGATTGGTTTAATAAATTAGAAGATGTTGATGTTGTTATACATTTAGCAGCATATGCTGGTGTTAGATACTCATTAGATCATCCAAAACTTTATATGGATAATAATATTATTGCTACTCAAAATTTAATTAGTGCGTGTGAAGAACATAAAATAAATACAGTATTTTACGCATCAACATCATGCATTATGGCTAATAATCCTTTACCATGGAATGAAGATTATAAACTAGGTCATCAGTCAAACCCATATGCTATATCAAAAGCCGCTAACGAATCACAATTCAAATGTAGTAAGATTCCTATTAATGTTGGTTTAAGATTCTTTACTGTTTATGGACCATGGGGAAGACCTGATATGGCGTTGTTTGACTTTACAAAAAACATCATTGCTGGTAATCCTATCCAATTATTTAATAATGGTGACATGGTTCGTGATTTTACATACATTGATGACATCATAAATGGTATTAATATTTTATTACAGACAGCACAAAATACTCCAGATAAATTAGAAGATATATACTGTATAGGCCGTGGTGAGAAAGTAATGCTAATGGACTTTGTAGATGAGATAGAAAAGAATTTGAATCGAAAAGCAATACGTGAATTAGTACCAATGCATCCTGCTGATGCACAAACTACATGGTCTGATACTACTAAGTTACAAAAACTAGGATACCATCCTAAAGTTTCGATTGCTGAAGGTGTAGAGAAATTTGTATCTTGGTACAAAGGTTATTACAAAGTCAACTGATACTATCCTCCCTACTAAAGAATACTCTTTATTATATCACATATACACAACATTGTAAACCTATAAAGGTAATTAAATGAAAGCTTTTTGCATTACTGTTAAAGACAATCCAATTTCAGAAAAAGGATTTAATGCATGTTGGCAAAGCTGTAGAGATGCTAAAAACGATTTTAATGTAAAAAGATTTGACGCATCAACAGAAACTACGGTTAAAAAAGAAATAATTGATTGGGATCTTGTATGGAATTATCCATGGGAAGGTAAAGTTAGTTGTATAGCTACTGGTCTTGTTAAATCAGCATATCCAACAGCTATTAAAGAAAGAAGAATGGCGGCAGCTGTATCACATTTTCGTCTATGGACAGAGTGCTTTGAAAAGAAAGAACCAATTATAGTTTTAGAGCATGACGCATTTTTTATAAAAAAGTTAGATTATCAGTATCTTTTAGATTCAAAATATGATATAATAGGTATTAATAATCCTCTTGGTGCAACTCGCCGAGCTCAATTATTTCATGATATTATAAAAAAGAATAAAAAAGACATACAGCCAGTTCCAACTATCGACGAGTTCAATATTCCACAAGGACTGGCTGGAAACTCAGCATATATAATTAAACCATCTGGAGCTGAGAAAATGATAGAACTCGTCTTTAAATACGGCCTTTGGCCAAATGACGCTTTGATGTGTAAACAATTAGTAGATAATTTAGGCGTTAGCAAAATATTCTATACACGAGTTCAAGGATTAACTAGTACAACCACTCAACATTAATTTAAAAAAGAAAGAGAAAAACAAAAATGAAAAAACTTTTAACAATCGTAGCAGCAGCCATGCTAGCAACAAGCGCATGGGCTGGGGATAAGGTTAAAGTAGGGTTCGTATATGTCGGACCAACCGGCGATCATGGATGGACATATCGTCATGACATTGGTAGACAAGATGTACAAGATCATTTTGGTGATCAAGTCGAAACATTTTTTGTGGAAAGTGTGAGTGAAGGACCAGATGCAGAAAGAGTAATTAATGCTATGGTTCTACAAGGCGCAGACATTATCTTTACAACTTCGTTTGGATATATGGAAGCTACACTAAAAATGGCTAATCGTTATCCACATGTAAAATTTGAGCATGCAACTGGATACAAACAATCTAAAAATATGTCAAGCTATGGATTGCGTCTATATCAAGCAAGACATGTTCAAGGCATTATTGCTGGAATGATGACTAAGACTAATAAGATTTGTTATATTGGTGCATATCCAATTCCAGAAGTAATTCGTGAAATTAACACATATTTCATGGGAGCACGCAAAATGAATCCTGACGTTGAGATGGATATTGTTTGGGTAAATACTTGGTATGATCCAGGTAAAGAATCAGATGCTGCTAAAGTTCTAATGGCACAAGGTTGTGATATGGTTGCACAACATACTGATTCACCAGCTCCTATGCAAGCCGCAGAGCAACAAGGTAAGTTTGGTTTTGGGCAAGCATCTGACCAAATTAAGTTTGCACCTAAAGCACAATTGACTGCTACCATTGATAACTGGTCACCTTACTATATTCGTAAGGTTCAAGCTGTTATTGATGGTACGTGGGAAAGCGAAGATTATTTTGGTCATATGAATGAAGGTGTTGTTATGATGGCACCATTTACTAATATGCCAGATAATGTTCGAGCGGTGGCAGCAGATGTTATGCAACAAATTAGCGATGGTGAGTATTTTGCATTTACTGGTCCTATTAAAGATCAAGCAGGCGAAATTCGTATTCAAGCTGGTGAAGTAGCTACTGATGCTGAACTAAATAGTATGAATTATTACGTTGAAGGAATCACTGCTCGATTCCCTAACTAATATTATTTTGGGAGGCCTTCGGGTCTCCCTCACTTTGGAGAAAATATATGATACCTGTAATTGATTTAAAAAATCCATATGCATTACAACATATAGAAGATGCTTATACAAGTGTAGGTTTTGCGGTATTTACAAATGCACTTGATACCAAAGACCAAACTGATATGAATTGTTGGTTTGACGAAATGAAATCATTCTTTGAATTAGATCAAGAGACAAAGAACAAATATCCATATGAGGGCGATACTAATTTAGGCTATAGTATTGTAGGAGACGAAAACGTAGATCCCACCGCTCCAAAGGACATGAAAGAAAGTTTTAATTATAATAATCAAAGAATGCCAGAACACCTTTGGCCTACTGAATTAAATGGCTTTAAAGCAAATGCACTTCAAAGTGTGGATATTGCTGACAGGCTTACTTTAAAAATTCTATCTATGTTTGATAAAATTCTTAAATGTGGTAATAAACTAGTTGATGCTCATATGAAGCCATTTAATACAACAAGAGTTATTCACTATCCAGCTTATACTGGTCCATTAGAAGATCGCCAAATGCGTATTGGCGAGCATAGTGATTATGGTACAATTACACTACTTTGGCAAATTAACGATGTTCCTGGTTTAGAAGTTCAAGATCTTGAAGGCAAATGGCATCCAGTTCCATATGCATCAGATGGTGTAGTTTGTAATATTGGTGATTTATTACAGCGATGGTCAAACGATTATTTTAAAAGTACTAAACATCGTGTAGTTAATAGCCATATACATAAGACTAGATACAGTATGCCTCACTTCGTCGATCCTGCACCAGGTACTATAGTTAAAAATCTAATGGGGCGTATGACTGATAAATATGAACCCATTGAAAGTTTAGAATATTTAAAATGGAGGCTCTCACAGAGTTATTAATATATGAATGCAGAAAATTCTCAAGCAGCTGTAGTTGCTGCATTACCGCCTAAAGTACAACTTTTGTCTTATAATATGATGGTTTTCATGGGTGATGTTACCATGGACACTATGAGTCCAATTATTGATTGGATATTATCAGAAAATATGAAAAGAACAGATAGAGCAAAAGAATTAACTCTTGGCATTTGTTCAAGAGGAGGAGATTTAAATGCTTGCTTTGCTTTAGTTGATGTTATGAGAGCTTCGACTATTCCAGTAAAAACTATTGGCCTTGGAATGATTGCTTCATGTGGCTTGCTATTATTCATATCTGGTAAAAAAGGAAGTAGAACTCTTACGCCCAACACCGCAATTTTATCACATCAATACTCTTGGGGTAGTATAGGTAAAGAACATGAGCTATTTGCCAGAGTTAAAGAAATGGAACTTACAACTGAAAGAATGATTAATCATTATAGAAAATGTACTGGACTAAATGAAAAGAAAATTAGAGACTTTTTGCTACCACCACAAGATGTATGGTTAAGTGCAGAAGAAGCTAAAGAATTAAAATTATGTGACAAAATAGAAGATATTAAATGATATGATAAAAGCTTATGTAATTACAATAATGGATAATAAAAGATCTTTACAGGTCGCAAAACGTTGTGTTAAACATGCAGCTTATTATGATATTGATGTAAAATTATTTGAAGCTACTACTCCAAAAGATAATCCAATTAAAATGTTAAAAGCTCGAAACATCGAACCTGCTGGATTTACTGAAGTTTATTCAAGACCAGATAGATGTATGTCGGCATTTCTTTCTCACCATAGATTGTGGGAAAAATGTGCTAAAGAGAATAATGAACCGTATATTATTTTTGAGCATGATGCTATTATGACTGGTCAATTAGGAGTAATACCGAGAATGCATTGGGATGCTCCAGTTCTTGTTTCAATTGGTGCTCCATCATATGGTAAGTTCAATACACCATCTAAATTGGGTTTAAACAAATTAATGTCTAAGCAGTATTTACCTGGAGCACACGCTTATATAATTAATCCACAAGCAGCTAAAGCGCTTATTGATCGCGCAAAAATAGATGCTAGTCCTACAGACGTATTCATACATAACGACCGTTTTAATTTTTTACATGAGCTATATCCATATATAGCTGAAGCAAAGGATAATTTTACTACAATTCAAAAACAACAAGGGTGTTTAGCTAAGCATGGATATGGTGAAGCATATGACATTATTTAAAACTGCATTTCTCACTGGATGTGATGAAATAACTGAATGGATGTTACCATGGTTTCTTGAAAATTATAGTAAGTGGAATAATACTCCACTGATATTCGCTAACTTTGGAGTGTCAAAAGATTGTTTAAAAGCTATAAAAGATGAATCTAAAAATAACCCCATAAAACACATTATTGATATGACTAAACATAAAGAGAAGGGTTGGTTTAAGAAACCTAAATCTATGCTTGATGCATCCGAACTTTCTGAGTATACTTGTTGGATTGATACTGATTTTGAAATACTTGCAAATATGTCAAGCGTATTTAATTATGTAGAAGAAAACAGGCTCGGAATGGTAGAAGATAAACCATGGTCTGCAAGAAGAGGAGAAGTCTGGCATAATTCTGGTATTGTAGCGTTTAAAGGTACTCCGTTGATTTTACACCAGTGGGTTAGTTTAGTAAGAACTCAACCATCAGTTGGAGATCAAGAAACATTACATGAGATGCTAAGAGAGCATCCCTTACAGAGAATGATATATATCACAAGCCTTCCAAATGAATACAACTGGTTAAGAATTCAATTATTAGATGGTCATGACAGTAAAAAGAAAAAAGCTATCCATTGGACTGGATATAAAGGTAAAGATAAAATTAGGAGTCTAATGAGTAAATGACTAAGACAGCACATATAATTGGTAACGGACCAAGCGCCGGTTTTTACAAGCCAGCGAAAGGATTAAAGATTCTATGCAATCTTCCACCTATGACTGTGCACAACGCATACACAACAGTAATGGTTGATTTTAAAATGATGCAGGCTATTCATAATGGTGGAGTTGTTGTTCCAGGTGACTGGGTATTAGGTGCAAGACCAAATAAATGGATGGAAATGAGAAATGATTTCTATATGAAATATGCTCCTCAGATCAAAGAATTTTATATGGTATTACCAAGATATGTTGCAAATTATACAGATTTTAATTGTGGCCATATGGCAACACACTATACTGCTAACAAACTAAAATGTGATGAGATTCATATGTATGGATTTGATTCTATTTTTGCTTTTGACATTACATCAAGTACAGATTTATATTTGCCATCTGATAGAGATAATATGAATACTGAAAGATTGACTCGAAATTGGAGACCAGTATGGACCAATATGTTTAAAGAATTTAAAGATACACAATTTATCATTCATAACAGAACAACAGATACGAAACTAATTAAACTTTCAGAAAATGTTGAAGTCAGAAAGGGAGTAAAGTAACTGTAACATTTATATCACACTTTTATCTAATATTGAAAAAATGCATCTTCGGGTGCATTTTTTTGTTTACAATTGGCCAAAAATAGTTTATAAAGATATTAACAAAAGGAGATTATACTATGGAAAATACTTATTGGGCCAACAAAGGCAAGTACCAAGCAGACTATGATCGTTTAGCTAATCTAATGCCGGCCATGGGTGATGCTGATACTGTAGCAGGTGAAATGATTAGAAGCGTTAGTCGCTTAGGTCATGAGTTGTATAACAATGGCATGGGAAATAATAGCTCAGGTGCTGTTAACTTTCTTCTTAACCACGATTGTATCGATGCTACTACTCATAAAATAATTTATCCATTTACACGTGGTCGTCTTTATGAAGGCAATTACAATGGTGATCCATTTCAAAAAGCAGTTGAAAGCGCTATCGATCAAACTCTTTTTCATATCATCAATAATCCTGGTTTGGAAACAGAAGTAAATAACTGTAGCATGTTTGATGTCGAAGAGGAAGGGCAACAATTTTGCGAAGAATGTGGTGATGAATTAGATGAATTTGATGGCAATATTTGTAACTCTTGTGAAGACAATATGTGGTTTTCAGATGAAGAAGAGGAAGATTATTAATGTATGAAGTTCGTTGCTATGACTGGATCGAGGGCGTTAAAACCCTCGTCGCATGGTCTTCTAATATAAATAAAACGATGGCTGTTAAATTTTGTAATGAGTATTATCGTGAAGGTCATGCTCTTATCGAAATGAAAAACTTAGAAAAGGTTAAATCATGAAAAACTTAGATACACTTGATGTTATATTATATGGCTTCTATCTTGGAGCTGTAATGATTGCTATCGATTACTTCTTCATTCCAGGAGGAATTTATTAATGGATGATTTTGAAGATTTTTTTAATAGCTTTAAGCGTACTAACCCTGTCCCGCCTTCTGGTGCAGATGAACTATGTGTCCATGCTCTTTTAGCTGGTTATCATCAACCAAAATATGATCCAGAAAAGATTACTGATATGTTTATTGCTGATGCATATAGTGGTCACCTTGGACTTCTTGAAGAAGAAGAAGTTGAAATGTCTCTTCGACTTATAAAAGAGTTGATAGACTCTGCAAAAACAAAAGGTATAAACTTATAAATAGAATAAAATAACGCAACAAGGGTAGACTTAATATGACTAAATATTTTAGTAAATTTGCTGATAAGCTTGCTATAAAAAAGGCAAAAGAATCAAATGATAAAAAACAGAGTCCTACTAAGTTTTTGCAACCTATTATAAAAAGATTTCCAAAGCATGCAGCTGAGTTGAAGAATCATATTAATACTCATGTTGAATTAGATGGTCCTAGTGGTTATGATCAGCTCAGAAAAGATATTCATGCGACTTTAGATAAAATAGGAAAATAATCATGGAAGAAGAAGATGAAGGCTTTTATATTGATGACGATGGCGTAGCAGTTATTCTTGAACCTATTCATTTTAAATATCCATATGGCAGGGATGACGATGACGATGAAGACATTTAAACAGTATTCAAAAGATTCAAAAGAAGACAAGGGTTATTATATTAACAAGGATGGCGTAGCAGTTATTCTTGAACCTATTGGTAATCATAGGATTAATAGATCTAAAAAGAAAAATATCAAAGAGTCTTATAAGCCTAACGTTGAAAGTGGCGCTCCGATGGAAATCGAGTTACGTAGACATGGTGGGCGTGATATGCACGCTGGTAGCGAACATTTCGAAAAATTACATAAAGAAATAGCAAAAAACACTGGTGATGTTACTAAAGAAACAAAAGAAGCAATAAATAATTATAGTAACGGATCATTTAATTTAAATAATCATTTAATTCATAAGCACATGATAAAACATGGTAAACCTGTTCCAAAAGATCATTGGAATCATCTTGGTCAGGCTAAAAAAGATAAAAATGGTAATAAAGTTCCATATAAAGAAAATATCAAACATTGGGAAGAAGAACACTCACATTTAATGAAAGGTTATAGAAAAGCAGGTACTCACATGACATTATTTGCGGGTGTCAGCGCGAGAACACATAATGCGCTTAAAGATTCTAAAGACGGCGTTATAGAGCACGTAAGCCACGCTTCGGTTACACCAAAATTATCTATTGCTAAAGCTTTTGCTGAAACTAAAAAATCAGATAAATCAAATACACATCATTATAATGTCTATCATACACATCCTGCCGACGAAGTATTACATATGCAACCTCATAGTAATATGAAAGAAGAAGAAGAATTTAGTATAAAGCCAGGTTCTCGCTACAAACATTTTAAAACTACACACCATACCGATGAGGATGGCAACACTCATATATTCAATCATTTTAAATCACATAACGAAAGTAAATAATGGAAAGATTTGGATCATTCATAAAAGATGAAGGTTTTTATATGAGCAATGGTGTGGTTACTCTCAGTAAAGCTATAGGTGACAAAACTCCTAAAACAAAAAGAATTAAAAGAGGTATATTTGAAGGATTTGATACTACTGGTTTTAAGCAAGCAAAAACAGAAAAACGGGTCGATCATCATCATCACGAACCTCGCAATGACTTACACGATAGTAAGGAAAGAACACATATTGATGATGCTCAAAAGAATAAGGATGTCTTTGGTGAAACAGGCAAGCAACTCAGAGCATGGCATCGAGATAAATCTGACATAGAAGAAGTAGGTAGTTTATCAAGTAAACTTGAACAAAAAATGACACCAGCACAACACAAAGCTTTTCGTCATTTTACAGCTGGAAAATCTGACACAGTTGGCGATGGTAAAAAATGGGCATCTAGTCATATAGCTCAACATTTCATAACTAAGCACAAACTTAAGACAGAAAATAAAAAGTTGGGTGAATACCATCCACATGCACTTGTTGGTCAAGATAAAGACACTGCAGAACATCTTAAAACTGCAGCTAAACCTCTTGGCCATAATGTACATCTTTATTCTGGTGTTCATCCTTCATTTGTAAAAGCTATCAAACATGCTGAAAAACATACTGATGGCGTTGTTCATTCATCGGCTCATGTTTGTGGTACTCATGATGTGCACACCGCAGCTGGATTTGCAGTTCATTCTGGACATGATAGTACACAGTTTTTCCCTTTAAATAAAAATACAGATAATGAAAATGTAGGTAAAACAACCAAACATATGATTCACGTTGACGCGAAAGCTAGTGATAAAGGTATTCATATGAGTGGTGTAGAAGGTAACAAACATGCTGCTGAAGCAGAAACGGTACTTCCACCTGGAACACATTTAAAATACTCGCATACTACACATCATTATCACACTGTGATAGACTCCAATGGTGATCATGATCATCATAGAATAGACGTGCATCACTGCACAATTCATAAACAAGAATAAAAAATGCATAATATTGAAAATAATCCTTTACAATCGCTTTAAAATGTGTTAATATGTATCTAACAACAAAGGATATGATTATGATTGATACAAATACCCCTCAGCCTCAGCTAAGCGCGATATATTCCAACTTCCCTAGACAAGCTATTTTTAATGAGCTTCAACGCATTAATGGCTTTGAAAATGTTCAGGGTGAACAGTCTGTATCGATGGTTCAAGCTAAAGTAGTTGATCCTCGTTATGAACCACAGAATAGTGTATATGAAACCGAATATAACGGTTTTGCAATTGCTCTTGGTCCACAAACCTTAATTCACACTAAAGAGGGTAATGTATAATGGATTATCAAGTTAGTATTACACTTATTGCTTGCACAATGTCAATCTCAGCTTTTGTGATTGGCTATGTTCTTGGTATGAAACATGCATGGGCAGACTCTAAAAAATGATAGAAGCTATCAGAATTTTTATTAATACCATTGCAGATGCATTTAAATGTATTGTATGGTTCTTAGCTTTTTGCGCCTTGTGCAAATATCTTGAAATCTTTATGTATTCGGTACCTTAATATGATTCGTAAAACAACAAAAGCTTCTGAAATAGTTATTGATCTTGATGGTCCTAATGGTAACGCATTTTATCTATTAAAAGTAGCAAAAGAATATGCTCATTCAATGGGCATGAAAGCATCACCTATTATGTCTGAAATGTGTGCAGGTACAGATTACTATAAATTAGTAAGAGTATTTGAAAAATATTTTGGTCATTTCGTTGTTCTAGAAACTAACAATCCAGAACTGTTGGAATATATGCAACAATGATTGTATCACTTACTGAAAAAGTATTGGTCCCTTAGCTCAGCTGGATAGAGCAAGTGCCTTCTAAGCACTAGGTCAGAGGTTCGAATCCTCTAGGGTCCGCCAGACACTAACTATGAACTAAAGGGGGATTAGTTAGTGAAACCCTATAGATTTTGGTGGCCCCAATCTATAGGTCGGTACACGCGCTGATACCGCGAAACTCAGCCGGTTGCTGCATACGTAAAATGCAGATAGAAGAGGGCGCACCTAGGAAGGCGCCCTCTTTGATTAATAAATAATGAATTTATTAATCATTGATTAATAAATAATATCAATAAGGAATTTTAAATAAGGAGATTGCAATGCTAGTATGTTTAGTAATAGCAGGATCGTTATGGATAGGTGATGAGAAAATAATGTATCCTACACAAGGATCATTTTACTTTCATAAATTTCAAGATACTATAAAAATATATAGTAGTGGAGGAGATAGACACGGAAGCTTTGTTATTCCAAAAGAATTTAAAAATGAAAATACTATAAGTGGAGTATTTCAAAAATGTTCAGAAAAAAAATGATGTAAATTGAAAGGATATGCAATGGAAGTAAAAGGACCAGGTTTTTCACACCATTATGCTACTCAGCCTCTTGAGTTAATAGTAAAGACTCAAGCCGCAAAAGAACAACAAATGAATATTGTTGAAAACATTCGACGAAGAACAGAACAATCTATAAAAGCTCCGCAAAAAGCTTTAGCACAATCTTATGAAGGACATAATGGAACTTATGGCGCAGATGGTAGAAAAACACATATTCCACAAGTTGAAGCAAAAAGGGTAGATATAAAAGCATGACTAAGTCAATTGGACCAAATGATATTGTTCCACCAAAATACTATTCTGGTTGGGGACACGGTGAACATAATAAACATGAAAAAAGCTATATAGTAGATAGCTCTGATGATATGGTTGATTATACTTTTGAAATTTCAGATGAAATGGATATATCTGGCCCATTTAAATCTGCATTTGAAGCATCAACAGAAGGAGTAATTAGGCAAGAATTTATTACGTATAAAATGCGTGATGATGGAATAATGATAAAAGAAGTTAGTGTAAGAAAATATACACTCAACGATTATATTGATTCAAAAGATGTGATTCCATTAGGGGAGATAGGTAAGTGAACGTCTTGAGATGTTGAGTAAGCATTTTGAATAGAAGAATAAAATTATTTATTGCTTGGTATAAACAATTAAGGGAAAGGAGACACGAATTTCCTTTCCCTTGGTACTATCACACTTCATATAATATTTGGAATTGTTTTCGTTGGGCTGTATATAATTCAGCTAATAATGATATTAATGGAAATTACTTGTATAAATATTCCCAATGTGGCAAATATAAGAAAAGGATAAGATAGTGACACGCAGCACTGTTTATGCAGTGAATATATAGTCTTAGCAAAAGAATATTTATATTCGTGCAGGTTCGAATCCTGCCCTTGGAGCCAAATATATATAGTATATATTATAAGGAGATAACGAATGAGTAAAATTATTGAATTTCCTCAAACATCAGAATTGGATAAACAATTTATGACTATTGAAGCACAACAGAAAATTATTAGAGATCAGGCAGCTAAAATTAAAAAGTTAGAAGATGAAAAAAAAGCAAAAGCTGAACTTCGTGAAGAAGGTGGAGTAATTAAAGGCGAAGCAGTCTTTCTAAGTGAGTAAACATATAAATAGTATTATCTAAAAGAATACAAGGTATTACTATTATGGCCCGACCAATAAATCAATTAAGTTTTAAAGCCAGAAGCCTCTTGTTTGCTCGACTATCAGCAATTGCGTACTCTGACCTTAAAGAAGCTAAGGCTGCAGCGCGAAAGCTCGAATTCAATACAATTGAATTTTATGATGTCAACGGTGCGCAGGCATATAGATTTATGAATAAGTATGATTGTATTATAGCTTGTCGAGGAACTCAACCAAATGAATTCAATGATATTAAAGCAGACTTAAAATCGATTCCGGTAATGGCAGAAACAGTCTCACGAGTTCATAAAGGATTTAAATCAGAAGTCGATGAATTGTGGCCTGCAATATGCGAAGATTTAACTAGAAAACAGAATAATGGCAAGACTCTTTGGTTTACTGGTCATTCACTCGGAGCAGGCATGGCAACTATTATGGCCTCAAGATGTCTACATAATTTATTTTTAAACGATCCGGTTGAATTGTATACATTTGGTTCTCCTCGTGTAGGCTTTAAAAAATATTGTAATTCACTTGGTGTAATCCATCATAGATTCGTAAATAATAACGACGTTGTTACTCGTGTACCTTTAGTAATGATGGGTTATAGACATCATGGAACAGAACACTATATGAATTCAGAAGGTCAAATAGTAAAAATATCTGGTTTTAAGAGATTTTGGGATAGACTAAAAGGCATGGCTGCTGGTGTCATGAAATTAAAGATAGATAATTTTAGTGATCATAGTATGGATTGCTACATAGAGAATATAAAAAATATGAAAGAGTAGTGGTTTAGGAAACTACTAATGCATTTTCCTTCTTACTGGGTCTATGACGACCCATGTGATGATTGTACACATTGGATATATGAGCTATGTAAATAAACTGTTTACTTTTTGTTAAAAATGTGTTAGAATTATATCTAGATAAAATGGAGATAAGTATGAAAAAAATAATATTGATATGCTCGGCTCTGGCTATTCTAGCAACGTCTAGTAATGCGGCCACTCGTTTAGCTCATATAACACATGTAAGAGATAGTGGTTATCAATGTCAAAATTCTACTAATCTTTTGAGTTCAATACTTATGGGCGCAGCTCTTGGTCATATTATTACTGGAAATGATAGAGGTGCAATTGCTGGTGCAGCTTTAGGATCAACAATAAATAACCAAAGATGTCAAAGAATTAGAACAGTATTTTGGCAAGCTGAAAGCTATGGTAGACTATATAAAGGTCATACTGTAGTAACAGGAAACCAATATATCGGATCAACAATTTATGTAGATGGATTACCGTAATGAGTAATGAAGTAGAAAAAATGGCTGAAATAATTAACTATGTTAGTTGTAAATTAATGGATGAAGGTAATTCACCAGAATTAGTAGCTGGAGTATTAGCAGCATGCTCGTTAAGTATTTACAAATCAATACTAAAAGATGATGATTATCAAGCTATGATTGATGAAATTAGTAATAGTCGAGATAGTATAAATCCATTTATTCGAACTGAAAAAGCCAGTATCGAAGATATGGTAATGGCTGCTCATAGTAAATATTTACATTAATGGTTATATAAAAAGAATTAAGGAATTAACAAATGTTCAATAAAATATTTCTACTAGTATCAGTATTCATTGTTGCTTCATGTACAGCGAGTATATCAGTAAAAGCAGATCCAGAATTGTATCTAGAGCCCTTAGCACCTAATATATTAGATGATAAAAAAGATAAACAATTAGCTGATAAAAACTATGCTGCTCCACCTACAGAACTTCCAAGAAATCCAACTATGCAGGCAATGAGAATTCCTTGTGATAATACGGGTTATGTGATGAATTTGCTAGAGGAATATGGTGAGAAAAAACTATTTGATGCCACAGGTTTATTGCATATGATTCCTCCAGGCCGTCCTCCACAATTTGCTCAACCATTCGCCGCTCCTGTATCTTTTTATGTAAATATGGATAATGGTAAATGGACTATGGTTGTAAGTCAAAGCGGTTATACATGTCTTATAACAAATGGCACTGATTTTATTGCTGGTGGCAGAGACGGTGGGTAATGGCGTATGGATGCTTTATTCGCTTTTTTTGCTTGTAGAGCCGAACGAAAGATTTATTTTTGAAGGAACACACTATCAAAGTAAAGCTCAATGTGTACAAATGACAACACAAAATATTGTAGAACTATCTCAATCGCTAATATTAAAATTAAATAATACTTATGGCGAAAATACGTGGAAAGCATTGGAAATAGGATGTGTAGAAAAAGGTGGTGATCCTATGAATAGAGTTCCAATAATTAATAAAAATAAAGAGAAAAAACCAGAAGGCATAATGGTATGACAGAAGAAGAAATTCAACTTGAATTAAACCGGCAAATGTCTGATTATTATCATGAAGAAAGAATGTTAAGATTTAGACAGAATATTAAAGACGCATCATTTAGAGGTAAAATGATGGATATGAAAATAATGCCAGTTGAAAAACAAGAAAGCTATCATGCATATATTGCAAGAAGATACAAAGAATTAGAGGAAAACACATGAGTGATATTTTTGATTTTGGCTTTACGGCCGTGACCGAAGACGAATTAGAAGTTTCAAAACAAGCTATAAGTTCAGCATCTGATGCTGAATCGAGTCAAACAAGACTAGACGATTTGTATAATGCAATTATTCCACTATTAAATAATCTAAAGAAAAATCCTGAAAAAGAATATATTCTTTGGCCAAATAGACTTTCCAAAATTGAATCATTTGAAACGCATCTTACAAAAATCTATAAAGGTTAACTGTGACAAATATGTTACACCTATAATTAAATGCATCTTCGGGTGCATTTTTTTGTTTACATTTACTCCTAAATGGTATAGATTATATCTAACAAAGGAGAATACATTATGCAAGAATATAGAGAAATCGCACAAATGCTTCGCCAGCTAATTGCTAATACACAATCATCAGAAGATCCAATTCCAGCTGGCCACATCATGGCTTTGTCAGAAGTCTTCGATGATAAGGCTGATACTATTGAATTGGATATGATTGTAGAAATGCAAAGGAATGCAGTATGATTTATCGTTCTTATCAAAGGCCAGTTGTAATTGATCTCAAAAGTAAAGGTTGGGATGATGATACTATTATGAAGTTTCTTGACTATGTAAATAAGAAAGAAACTTTGATTAAAACTGGCCGTAAGAATGGCAAATATTCTCGTGACTCAGATAAATCAAAAGTTTACAGTGCTGAGTTTAAGTACGAACGTACTTATGGTCAGGGTAAAAAGTTTCAAAATCTTAAAGAAGCTCAAAAATATTGTGACAAAGTTTTAGCTTCAAAGACTTGGAAAAAAATATCAACTGCTGGTGTAAGAAATATTGCTTTGGCTGAAATGTCTGGTAGTAGAACGGCTGGCCGAGCTTGGAGTAATAATATTGATCTTAATCGTAGAAGCGGTTTAAATCAATATGTGCTTCTCCATGAAATGGCGCATAGCGCAGGAAATATGCACCATGATGTGCGCTTTCGAATTGCGTTACTTAAAATGGTTTCTCGTTTTATTGGAAGCGAACACGCTGCATATCTCAAAGCTTGCTTTAAAGAAAAAAAGCTGAAAGTTACTGAGTCATCGAACATCAAATCTCCAGAAGTCTGGAAAAAAGGATATGAACGATTAGCGGCTGCTCGAAAAGAAAGGATGCCATCGTGAAAATATGTCAGCCAGCCTTATATGATTATCACGATTTAGAATTTATTTCTAAGCTAGTGGCAAAACGATTGGCTGACAATATTGACGATAAGTCAATTATCGAAGAAGTAAAAAACAAAGTAGGATCAACCTACATGGAATACATAATGAAACAAATTGAGGTACAAAAATGTTCGAACAACCGATTCTTGAAGGCATCTTCCTAGCATGTCTTCTTATAGCAATGTTAACATAGGAGAAATATAATGACATATGATAAACGTCATGGTGGCCCATATGATAGAGGCAACGCCGATAGTTATTATAGAAGAGGCTTCAATCCTCATTATTTTGTTGAGGGCACATATAATAGTCCATGTATTAAAATGGAAGATATGACGTCAAAAGAAATTGTAGCTTATACTAAAGGATTTAATGATAACGAAGAAGATGGTTGTTATAAAGAGTATTGATAGTGTGACAAATATGTTACACCTATAATTAAATGCATCTTCGGGTGCATTTTTTTGTTTACATTTGTGCTTGAATAGTATAGACTATATCTAACAAAGGAGAAACTAAATGAAATCTTTCACTTTTCAACCTAACCCAACTTTTCAATTTTCACTTCTTCCTATCTTTACTGATGGATTAGGGATTGACTACACAATCAATCCTGACAATACTGTTACTTTCTCTTCAAATGATGAGGATGCCCTTGAAGAATGCTGGGAACAACTATACGACGATCCCTTTGATCTCATGGCGGTATAATAATATGATTCTTGATACATATAATAAACCCACAAAAATTTCAAACGAAGTTCTTGACTCGGTAGTTTCATATGCAAATGAAATGCTTATTCTTGAAGACCTTGAAGAGCTTCAAATTGTATTTAAAAGTAAAAATGGAGATAATTGTGGTTATTTTGACGGTATTGGCGATGAAGAAGATGGTGTTGCTGCTATCGAAATTAATAGTAAGAAATCAGTCGAAGAAATAATAAAAACAATTTTTCATGAGCTCGTCCATGTTCAACAAGTCCTTGAAGAAAAATTCTGTGATATCGAAAAGACTTGGTTTGGTGAAACATATGAAGGGATTGATTATGAAGATCTCCCTTGGGAAATAGATGCATTTGAAAAAGAAGAAATTCTTTGGAATTCTTTTCAAAATATTGAAAATAATCCTTTACAATCGCTCAAAAATGTGATAGATTAAATCTAACAAAGGAGAATATCATGATTGCTAAAAACCTAGATGATCGTCTGGCAATGATTGCAGCAATTGCTGAAAAGCAAAAAAACGAAAAGGCACGCAAAGAGCGGTTGGCAACAATTCGCAAAAACACTGCTAAAGTTCGTATCGTTGCTCGTAAAAAGCGTACAGCTGAAGATAAAAAGCTAACTGATTTTACTGGCGGTCAAGATAATGTTAATCATTATACTGATGCATCTAAATATGCTAAAACACATTATGGCGAAACACTACATGAAACTACTCGTCATGATACAGATTGGGGAGACTACTAATGATTAATCCATTATGGATCGCATTTACTCTATTTTTCGGCGGGCTTGGTATTTGTCTTATAATACTGGACTCGATTGCAGGATACTTAATGTGCTATGGCGTATTAATTTGGCTGTTTATAGTAAACAATACAGATCAACTGTTTATCGAAAAAGAAGATGAAGAAGAGGATTACTAGTAATGTATGAATTGTTAGAAAGCCTTGCTTTTGGTTTCCTTGTAAGTGTACTTATAGGAATTATGTTAATGCAAGCGTCCGCTTTAGTATGGATGTTTTGGGATATGTTTATACGTAAGGATATGTAGTGGAAGATCATGTAATGTTAGATAAAGCGATTTCATTTGCAAAACGTGCACATGCTAATCAAACCCGTAAGTACACAGGTGAAGCATATTTTTCGCACTGTCTTGCAGTTTCGGATATGATTGAAGAGCATCTTGATGAAAATCCACACTATACTGATCCTCATGGGCCAAGCCCAGTTAGTGTTACTGTGGCCATGGCTGTGGCACTTCTTCATGATGTTGTTGAAGATACACCATTTGATCATATGGACATCAGACGGCGCTTTTCAGATGAAGTTGCAAAAGGTGTATGGTTTTTAACTAACACTGAATTGTTTGTTGGCAATCGCGCACTTCGAAAAGAACTCGATCGTGATCGTTTAGCAAAAGCTCCAGGCTGGGTAAAACTAATCAAGAAGTTTGATATTGAGCACAATCGCGAAAGTATCAAAAAGCATGATCCAAAGTTCTATAAAATATTCAAGCAAGAAACTGATGAATTGCTTGAAGCTATGGGTATGCACGACGACGAATACTATAATGGTCCAGCTGATATTCAGCTGGCATTTTAAAGGAGACTACTATGACTAATGATTTTAAATGGAAGGTTCATAAAGATCCAGCAAGACTTGGACAAGAGTTGTGGCAAATTGTAACTGGTAAAACTTTAGTTACTATTTGTCGTAGTGAAGAAGCTGCTGTTGAAATGTGTGAAAACTTAAATAATGATCGGTGGTTTTTGGATCGTGGTCAAACACGGAAAGATCGGTGGGGTTAATGGAAATTCAAACTCACGGATTCGAAAAGGAGGAAAATGAACATGATGTTGTGGACAAGGTTTATTTAGATATTAAGCCTCGTCCACAACAGTCTGAAGTTGTTCAATCACTTAAAAACCAAGCAGGTGAAGAATGGAAAGCTAGATGCACTGAGCATTATGCTTGGAAAGCAGCTGAATATATTATTGAGCTTGAAACCGCTTTAGAAAAAGAAAAAGAAATACAAGATCATATGTGGAAATCTATGAGTCGTATTGAGCAGCAAAGAGATGAAGCAGACGATACTAATAAATTCTTAAGAAAACTTATTAACAAGTATCATTTAGAAAATGATGCATTTACTGGAAAGGGTAATATTAATGACTGAAGATCGTGATAACTATATGAATATGCTTACATCAGGCGTATGTGAAGTAACCTTTACAAAAGTAAATGGCGATAAGCGAGTTATGACTTGCACTTTGCTAGAAGGTATGATTCCATCTGCTGAAAAAGATGAACCTATTACTCAAAAGAAAGTTCGTGCTGTAAATCCTGAAGTCATTCCATGCTGGGATACGACCGCAGAAGGCTGGCGTTCTTTTCGTGTTGATAGCGTGCAGGAATGTAAATATGTTTATCGCCCAAAAGTTTATTCTGTGTAAATCAAAATAATCCTTTACAATTGCTTAAAAGTGTGATAGATTAGATCTAATGATAAAGGAGTATACAATGTCTATGCATATGATTAGAGGCGTGCAAGTACATGGAAAATCAAAAATCAAAAAGAAGCCTGGATGGAAAGAAAGAGAAGCTGAACATCAGGCTTTTCTTGATCGAATGGGCGTGAAAGGTATTAAACAAGACTATCGTCATGAGCGGCCAAAATTTAAAGTTTCAAGAGATCAATTATCAAATAGTATTGATAATGGTACGCTAAAAGAAACGAATAAATATACAGGTAATGAGATTGCTGGTATTGTTGTAACACATAAAAGTAATCTTATGCCAATTCGTAAAGACAACAAACAGGCAGCAGTTGATGCGGCGAGTATGCGTAGATGATTTTAGATAAACATGTTATTAGAATAATTACTAATAATGTAAATATGACGGTGCCATATTATCTTATGGCATCGTATGCTTATTATGAGAAAGACGATCCAATATTATCTGATGATTTTTATGATAAATTAGCAAAAAATATTCTGAAGCAATGGGACAATATTGAACACTATCATAAACATCTACTAAGCAAGGATGTTTTAGAAGCAGGTAGTTACATTGGAAAATATCCAACTATCATCTCAGAGGCCCTTAAGAGCTTAAGAAAGACTGCTAAGAAATGAATCAAGATGATAGAGACTTTATCATTAATGCAGTGAATCGACTTCTAAAAGTCCCTTACGCAGCTCTTACTAATGCTGAAATTGTAAAATTAAAAGGTTTACTTAGAAAATTATGATTACAGTTGAACATAAATATGATCATAGTATTATTACCATTTTAGATAATAATGGAAAAACCGATGATGTGGAAATTATAGTTGACGAAGAACTCTGTTATATTCGTCAGTATACTGATGACGATGATTTTAATATTGTGGTAATATCACCATACATGTTAAAAGAATTAGTAGCAGCATATGATATGGCTGAAGGCTCATATGTTACCGCAGGTAAATCATAAAAAAATAAAAAAAATGCATTTAAGGGTTTACAATAGCTCTTATTTGTGTTACTATAATCATATGTTAAGGAGATAACTATGCTTGAACTTGGTTTACTTGTAAGTGGGATTATTATTACTTCCTATATTATTGGTCGTAGAAGCGCAAAAGAAGAAAACGTTGAAGGCATAATTGATCTTGTAATCACTAAACTATGTCATGATGGCTATATTCATTACAAAGAAATGGATGATGGAGATTATGATTTAATCAAAATAGAGGACTTTAATAATGGTAACTCGTAAGCTTACAAAGAAAGCTAAAGTCAAGCAAACATTTTCTCGGCGCAAGTCAACTGGATTTACTGCTGGGCCAATGGGAAACTTTCGTGATTTTAACGATTATTGCCGTACTGATCTTGATAAAAAAGATATTGCATCAAAGATCAAGTCATATATTAAAACAACTATGCCAAAAGATCAGGCTAAAATTGCTCTTGAAGCACCTGAATGGGCTTTTACTGGTTTACCTTTTGTAGCTGCTACTATTGCTTGGAAAGAAATGGATAAAGAATTTCCAATATGGTGGAAAGCCGAAGAATGTTTAAATCGCCATATGAAAGAAATTCTTGGCCGTGGAAAGAAAAACATTGTTAGAAAAGCTGACCTTGCTGATGATCCATCACCTCAAAGAAAAACTATACAGGAAATTTTAAAAGAAAAAACATCAGAATTTATTGGCCAAGTTGAACATGTTCTTGATCAATATGATCCTAAAAATCATAAGGAATGCATGAAGTATTCACTCTATGATGAATTAAAAAAAGTTGATGCTGCAAATAATACAGCCAAAGCTGTTTTAGATTACTATACACCTATTCGTAATGAAGCAAAAGAATTAGTTGAAGATAAAACCGAAGATTTGGTTGAAGCATTTTCACATCTTTCTGTTCCAGAACGTAAAAAATATCTTGAATTTCTTAATCAACTTGTAAACGATACTGATAAATTCATGGCATCAAAAAAGGCATTGCGTACTACTCGTAAGCCAAAAGTTAAAACTGCAGATAAGCAAGTCGAAAAACTTAATTATGCAAAAGAGTCAAAAGAGTTTAAACTCACTTCAATCCATCCAACTTCTATAATTGGTGCGATGCGTTTATATACCTTTAATGTAAAATACAAAGAGCTAACAGAATATGTATGCCAAAAATCTATTGGTTTTGAAGTAAAGGGTACTACTATTTTAGGCCTTGATGCTGATCTTTCACGTAGTACTAAACTTCGCAAACCGGATGATTTTATAAAAGCGGTTTTGACAAAATCTGCAAATCAAATTAGAAAAGAATGGTCTGAGCTCACGACTAAAACTAAAGATAAAGTAAATGGTCGCATCAATAAGGATACTATCCTTGTTAGAGTTATGGCTAAATAGAAAGGATGATTATGCAAGAAGAAGTTAAGTTCATGAACAGAGCCAAGTTTGGTAAGTTAATTGAAAAACAGGTCGTTGATAAAAAATTATCATATATGGACGCTGTTATTGAGACATGTGAGATCACTAATATTGATCCACAAGATGTAAAAAAGTTTATATCAAATGTGATCCGAGAAAAAATTGAAGCTGAAGCAATGAGTCTTAATTTTTTACCAAAACAAAATGAATTGTTATTTGAATGATAAGATGGTGGGATTATGTAGTAATATACGTATTTGCAGATATACTTTCATATATTGCAATTAATCTTTCTAGTAACCTTATAATCGTAGGGGCAATGTTCTTAAATGCTTATTATTTTTGGGAATGGTATTGTGCTTTAAGGTGTAATCATGAGCAATGAAGAAATAAATGAATTTATTAAAATGTTTAAAGGAGTGCTACCCGATCCAGACAACTATCCAGTAACTTTTGACTACTATTATCAACTATATAAACACACAAAGGAAAACAAAAATGTTTGAACTAATTATGATTTTTGGTCTATTTGCAAATGAAAATGAGGATTTTTTTGCAGTAAGTGATGCCAATAAAGCAGCCGGTCTAAAATGGGAATATGTTGGAACACAACCTGTTCCAAAAGGTCATGTTGCAATTCCATCAGTTAATCCTGATACTGGTAAAGAAACAGTTATTTTTGTCAGAAAATAATATAAATAAAGGTATACTTCATGTCAAAAATGTGGTATAATAATTCAGTTAATACAAAACACAATTCAGCAAATATAAGGAATATAATATGTCTTTTGCAAATCTAAAACGGAACCGTGGTCAAATTGATAAACTTGTAGCAGCAGCAGAATCTGCTGGCGGTTCTACAAACAAATACACAGATGATCGTATTTGGAAACCTACAGTCGATAAACAAAATAATGGTTATGCTGTTCTTCGTTTTCTCCCAGCTACAGAAGGTTCTGAGTTGCCATGGGTTCGTTATTGGGATCATGGCTTTAAAGGCCCAACTGGTAAATGGTACATTGAACGATCACTTACATCTATTGGACAAGATGATCCAGTTGGTGAAGTCAATAGCCGTCTTTGGAATAGTGGTGTTGAGTCTGATAAGACAATCGCTCGTAACCAAAAACGTCGTTTGCATTATGTATCAAACGTTCTTATCGTATCTGATTCAGGCAACCCTGCCAATGAAGGTAAGGTATTTCTCTATCAATATGGTAAGAAAATCTTTGATAAACTAATGGATGCAATGCAGCCAGAATTTGCAGATGAAGAACCAATCAATCCATTTGATTTTTGGACTGGTGCTAACTTCAAACTAAAAATTCGGGATGTTGAAGGTTATCGCAACTACGATAAATCAGAATTTGCTTCTCAAGAAGTACTTTCTGATGATGATGCAAAACTTGAAGGTATTTACAATTCAATGCATGATTTGGCTGAGTATACTGACCCTACTAAGTATAAGTCTTATACAGAGCTAAAAACTAAATTGATGAGTGTGCTTGGAGAATCAGCAGTTGCTGGAGCTCCCACTGTGGCCCAAGAGCGTAGCCTTGGAGAAGAAAAAGTAGCGCCACCTATTAAATCAGCTCCTGAACCTGCAATGAGTGCTGTAGCTAGTTCAGATGATGAAGACGATATCATGTCACATTTTGCTAATTTAGTTAACGATTAAATATAACTATATAACTGAGAAATGCCGGCTTAATTGTCGGCATTTGCTTATCATTTATAAAACTGTTGTAAGTGAGGTGGTCCGTACCCCATATATTCTATATCTGTTGACGTTGGTGTTGTCGTGACATAATTATAAGTTTGATTATTAACCATAGATTTTAAACCTTCATTTTGAGCTCCCATAGCCTGTACTGATATTAATACATCGAGCTTATCAGCTATTAACCCTAATTTATTAGATTGTGCTTGACTTTCAAGCCGCGTGTCGTCAGCTTTCTTATTTATTAGATGCTTATTCATAGCACTATGTTCGTTTGTTAAAAACTCATCCATCATGGTGTAATTGTGGTCGACCATCTTCTTATTTACAGGGCTATATGCTTGTACTTCCAGTAAAGGCGCGAAAGGTTTTAATCCCTGTTCTGTTCTTTCTTTAGTGTTCTGCGCTACTTTTTCCGGCGTGGTCAACGGACCTGGACCTTCTGTTCCAGATCCTAATCCGAAAAAGTCCATTACAGCTTTTCCAGCGCTGCCTAATTTATTTACGCTTCTTATTATAGTATTTTTAATATCTTCTATGCTTGGAATAAGATCAAAAATCATAGCTAGCATATCAGCCACTTTTTTACCTATTTCTTCAGTCAAATTAAACTCACCAAGCGGATTAAATTCAGCAATCTTATCTGGAACTGTTTTTGTAAAAAAGGTTTTAACTGTAGCAAAGCCTTCAGTAATTTTGGCCATTATATCAAAATTTTCTAGAGGTGATAAAAAATTAGTAATTTTTTCTGGAATTGTATCAATAAAGAAACATTTAAGACTTTCCCATTTTGCGCTAATATTATCTAATATACCTGTGCCACCTGCTTTTATTATTTCCCATACTGCTTTCATTGCGGCTGGTATTTTAACGGTATAAAAATCAACAAGAAAATCCCAATACATTTTAAGACCTGTTTCTGCGGTACCTAACAGATTGACTCCAAAAGCTTTTATTGATTCCCAAGTTTCTTTCATTTTATCTGGAATAGTTTTAGTAAAGAATTCAACAACATCACACCAAGTATCTTTTACTCCAGATATTATATTAGAACCGAAAGCTTTTATTGATTCCCAAGTTTCTTTCATTTTAGCTGGTACATCTACAGTAAAGAATTCAACAACATTACACCAAGTATCTTTTACTCCAGATATTATATTAGAACCGAAAGCTTTAATCTCTTCATATTTTGTAGTAATATCGGTGTTGACTCTGAGAAACCAATCGACTACTCTGGCCCAGGTTGCAGCAATTGGAGCCGCAACATTATCAACAGCGGTGGTAAGCCAATCAGTAAAATATTTTGGTACATCTACAGTAAAGAATTTTACTACTTCATCCCACTTAGTTTTAAGTAAATCTTTACTGATGTCCCATGCTGTTACAAATTTATCTTTTGTAGTTTCAATCCATCCCGGTATTGTTTCAGTAAAGAATCCAGAAAGCACTTCCCACTTTTCGGTAATATAAGCTAATCCATCTTCAATATGACATGATAAACTATTCCACATATTGTCAAAACTTTTACTTATAGAGGGTATAACCACTTTCATGTCAGGCATAAGACTTAGAACAGCATCATAAGAATTTTTAAGAAGCCACAATAAGCCCATAGATTCTGTTGTCATTTTTCCGGCTTTAAAATCCCATCCTAAAGCAGCTTTAAATAGTTCATTTATACCTGCACCGAACTCTCCACTTAATATTAAATCGATACCCTTAAATATGGTTTCAACACTTTTCACAACAGACGAGAGTGTTACACTAACAAAATCTTGAATAGTACACTTAATTCTATTAAGTGGTTTTACAAGAAATTCGGTTATTGAATTTATAGTATCTTCTATTGTTTTTGTTAGATCTGTTTTCTCACCGTTTTCATCTACAAAAAAACCTACTATTTTATTTTTTATAGAAGTAAATGAAGTTTTTATAGAATTCCAACTTTCTTTTATTTTTTCTATAGCTTCTTGAAAATTTTTATTTTCACCAATATCTTTAAAGGTTTGATAAATTAAATATATTACTGCACCTATACCAGTAGCTCGAGCTCCGAACATAAACATACGTTTTAGCATTTCGAAAATTTTTGTAAATTTTAAGAGAAATCCCCCGGCCCAAGCAGCTACCCCGCCTAGCATTGAACCTATTCCACCCATGGAACCACCTGCATCACCACCGCTAGCAACGCTAGAAGTGGCACCCGCGCTTGATGTTCTTCTCGATGCTTCTCTTTCAGCTTCCAAATCTTGACCAGATTTTCTTGCTTGCTCTTTTTGAAATTTTAGAAGATCTTTCACACTTTTTGACAGCACACTAATTTCTTTTTTAGTCTCTTTGGCGGTGTCGTTTTGATTCTCGTTTACATTAACAAGCTGTTGTGTTAACTGTTCTATAGTTGCCATATTATTCTATCCTATTACATCTGCCCAAGATCACGCTCTTTAGCTTTGTCGTTTTCTTCTTTTATGTGTTCACTTAAAAGCATAATATAGATTTCTCTTTCCCATGGTATCATGTTTTCTAGTTCACTTAACGAATAATTATGGTCTTGCATCATCCTGAAGTTACTCTTATAAAAATTTATAAGACTATCATGAGAGAGGCATACTAAAAAAAATCAGCCATTCCTTGTAGTTTAATTTCATTATGATGATTGCAATTCTCACAATCAAATTCAACATTCTTTATAATCTGCGGCATTTTCTCAGTATAATTTTTTATCATCTCAAATTGTGTTGTGCTTAAAGAATCAATAAATGCAGTCACCGATTCTTGTGATTCGTCTTTTAGTATAATTTGATCATCAGCTGTATACACATATTTAATACAATTGCCAATCATCATCATGGTAAGTTCAGTGCTACTCATCTCTTGCATTCCAGCTTTATTTAAATCACTATACGCTGGCCATTGCATTTCTAAACTAATTTCATCTGTAAGAACGATTACTGATGACACATCAGGCAAAGTGGGAGCAATATCAGATAGATCAACAACTAATTCGTTTGGTTCTTCGCATTCAGCGCATTTTAAATTAAGTTTACTCGTTTCTCCAACAGATTTAGATCTAATAGTTACGAACATATATTCAATATCAAATATTGCAAGTTCATTCCATTTTACATCATTTTCTTCTGTGTGGACACACGCTTTTATAGTATCAATAATTGATGAAAACATTTGATTTGAATCTTCTGATTCCATAGCAAGCATCAGAACCTTTTCTTCTTTTACTAGATATGGTCTAAAACGTACTGTTTGACCAGTTGACGGAATAGTCATTTCATATTTAGGTTTGTCATTTAAAATTGGTAGTGCCATTATATTACCTCATGGTTTAAAATTATAAATATTATCCGATATTTCTGAATGGATCTAACCATACACTTTTTAATTTTTTTAATTCTCGTGCATCTCGTGCATCTTTTACAAATTGATCAATTCCGTCAGGAAGACCGCCCGCAACATTTTTCATACCAGAGGGTATCTGTGACAAATATCGAGTATATGCTATAGTTACTGTTGTGTCTACAATACCATTATTTTCGTTTGAAAAATCTTGTTGATTTATAGTTACAGGAAAGGCATCTATTAATGAAACACCAAATAAAGGAGATCCTTCTGTTGAAAATGCAGTTATTGTCATATCTTTTGCGTATGATTTTTTAAAGTTAAGTTCTCCTTCATCTTGATCTACTTGTGTATTTTGCCAAGTTTGAAAATATTTTCTTATTGGAAAATCATTTGATTCATAAAAAGAAAGTGTCACATCTGATTGAGCATAACCATAAGTAATTTTCTCCTGTTTCATTCCTATTATTCGCTCTGATGTCAACATTTGATTCATAGGCAGATTACAGGATCTACATAAAAAATGTAAGGTAGATCGGCCTGGTAAATCTGATGCCACTGCTGTAATTCGCGGTTCATTGCTTGGATTTGTCTGAAATCTATTGTGGTCATTTTCAATAGTGCTACCTGCAGGTAAACCTATCACAAATTTATTTGATCTTGCTAACCCTTGGCTGATCTGACTTTTAAAAGCATCAATATTAAATATACGACTGTTACCCATTTAGTACACTCCTTGAATTTCTATATACTTCACGACCAGATGCTTTTTGCCAAGAAGCTGTCGGCAGAAAAGTTGCAATTTCCCACTCCGGAGCATGTACAGTTGCTAATCTACTTCTTAAATGTTTTTTAAGATAGTGTTTAATAGTTGGTTTGTAATATTGCATATTACTTGCAGCTTTTACTGTTCGATATGTAACATTGAAATCATCTTCTTTTGCATTTTCCATTAAAGCATCAAGAAACTTAGCTCTTAATAGTGGAGGTAGGTAATGTAAATTCATACCAAGAAACCCACCTTTTGCTTTGCCAATAATAATAACAAGAGGAAAACTATCATAGAAAGGTAAGGTATCTTTATGCTTTGGATCGTAAAAGAACATACACATTTTACCAATATCAGTGTTATTATTAAGAGTCAATTCATCTTCTTGCATCAATTGACCACGTTTAATTCTACGGTATTCTCTTCCACGCATCGTGTTTATCTTACGTCGAAACCATTCACGCGACTCCTTAGTGCGAGGAGTAATCCCTGCACGAAAAGCTTCTAGTTCTAGTGTTTTAAATATCTCTGTCATGAATCTATTTATACTTTTTTCTTAGGTTTCTTCATTGCCGGCAGTGGTTTTAAACTTTTACCCTTTGGTCGTATTCCCATTTTATCAAGAGTATTTTCAGTCCATATTTGAAATTCCCAATTGCGATCATCTGCATAATTTTTTGCAGCTTTCCATTTATTCATATTCTTTACATAAGTCAATCCTTCGGTAATATAACGTTTTGTTTTTTTACCTGGATTTTTCGGAGGCCGGGTTTCCTTATCTGGTTTGATTTCAACCAATATAGTTTTTTTATTCTTAAATGTAATTTTAAGATCAACAAAATATCTATGATATTTTTTATCAACTTCATACAAATATGGTACTACAACTTCTTCGCTTGACCATGATATAACATCACTTTGCTCATCACACCATTTAAAACAATGACGCTCCCACATTGATCTATACACTATATTGGTATAATCTCCTTTATATTTTTTTGGATTCTTTGGTTTAAATTTGCCTGAGTATGTTTTCATAGTTTCCTATATAAATATAATTAAGATAATTTAGACTTATTTATAGGAAATTTCGTATGGTAATTAATGTCGAAGATACAGCTGCTAGGCTGAGAGGAACACAGAGACGGCTTATGTCAGGCGCTCTCGATTTTGAACCGGGTGCGGCACCTGTGAAGGCATTATCTAGATTAAAATTTCCTTTAGAAAATGAGACCGATTATAAAGCATATATTTTATTTCAGCCAGTAATCACAACACCTCCTGCACTCGGCGACGGGATGGCTGTATTAGGAGAAATGTTTAAAAGTTTAACTGATACCGTTATGTATGCGGGAACCGGTACCGCGCCGACGGGTGCAACCCCAGGTACTAGACCACCAGATGCTATTGGTGGCCAAAGCGAAGCGAAGACCGCTTTTGATCAAAATGGGAAAAGGGCAATACTGAAAAACGAAACTAAAGCGAATAGTAAAATGAGTTGTAAGATGTATATGCCTTCAAATATAACATTTCAGGACGGTGTTAATTATTCTACTGCTGATCTTGGTTTTGTGGGAGGTGCTGCTTCAGAAGCAATATCTAATGGTGGTGGGGTGCTAGAAGGATTAGCGAGTGGCGGAGTACAGTCGCTTGATAATTTTTATCAGTCCCTACGAGGATCTGTAAGTCAAGATGCAGCAAGATTAGGTGCTACACGTCTTGCAGGTCTTGCAGGTAAAAATGGCGTAATTGACGGCGCTGTTCGAGGATCATTAAGAACCTCACCAATTTCTAATATGACAATGCTATTTGATAAACCTAATTTACGAACATTTTCTTTTACTTTTAAAATGCAACCTACTTCAGAAGCTGAGGCTAGAGAAATAGTAAAAATTGTTAAGTTCTTTAGAACTGAGTTATATCCAGATGCGTTTGATACTGATACTCTTGGAGGCATAAGCGTTCCATTCGGATATAGATTTCCAAACGAGATTAACATAAGCATGCATTATGGTTCTAGTAGTAAAAAAGACTTTATAAGATTTAAACCATGTTATTTAACTAATTTTCAAGCTACATTTAATGCTCCTTCTGCGTCTTTTTTCAAAGGTGGTCATTTTCAAGAAACAAATATATCGATGACCTTAAGAGAAAACGAATTGTTAAATAAAAAAGATATACAGGACGGATTTTAATATGGGATATTTTTCACCCTTTGAAAATATAAATTATAGATTTGGCGGTGAAGATAATTCACTTACCATTTTTCAGAATATATCTGCATATGCAGATATTATAGATCAATTCAAAGATTCATTTCAACACTATCTATCTTATCAGATTTTAGAAGGAGATAGGCCTGATGTGTTAGCTGCTAAAATGTATGGAGATTCTAAATATTATTGGACATTTTTTCTAATGAACGATCATCTAAGAAGACAGGGATGGCCTCTTACATATAGCCAGCTTGTTTCGAAAACTGAAACAACGTATCCAAATGTTACCCTTGTTTTTAGAACTGATGATTATGGTATTCCGCACGTAGGTCACCCAGACGGTAATCAAAATCTTTTTAATATATTTAAAGTTGGAAGTTCTGTTACCGGTACTCAGTCTGATGCTAAAGGGACAGTAATTCGAAAAAATATGGATTTTGGACAAATAATTCTTAATAATAATTCCGGAACATGGATTAATGGAGAAACTGTTAAATTTGATAGAATAACTGAAAATCCTCTTTCTCTATTAGATCCTAATTCAATTGAGGAATATGAAGATATTACGTTCTTTGAAAATGCTAGATTAAAATCTGCTTCAACCGAAATACTAAGTGCTCACCATTATGAAGACGCAGATGGAAATTGGGTCGATATAGATCCTAGAATTGAAGAGCAACCAGCTTTTTTAACAGAAATTACAAGATTCGATTATAATCTGTATGAAAATGAAAAATTAAGAAAAATTAAAGTAATAAAACCAGGTGCTATAAGATCGATACATCGTGGTTTTATAGAATTTATGGCCGGATAATTTTTAATGGAAGAAGTTAACAAACCAAGTAATCCATATGAATATGTTATTGAAAGAGTTGTGGTAACAGCCGACCGCTGGAATCAATGGGCTCCTGAAGGTTATGATATTAAAAATATGATAAACGAAATAAGTTTTTTTGAATCTTTAGATACGCCGTATATAAGTGCTCAATTAGCATTTTTAGATAACGCAAATTTAGGAGATAGATTTCCATTTCAAGGAACTGAAAGAATTGAAATATCTATATTTTCAGGACATGAAATAGAAGATACTAAAGACAATTCAATTACTAAACGTTTTATCGTAAATAAAGTAACTAATACCGGAAAAAGTAATGATAATAATGAAATAGTTCTATTACACTTAATAGAAGAAAGAGCATACCAATCTAATTTAATGAATATTAATAGAATATTTAAAGCCGTTGAAAGTCAAGGTGGAATCAATGATGGTGGATTTCGAAGTAGTGCCACAGAGATAATACAGAGTTTATTACGTGAATTAGATAGATATGTTACTACCGGATCTGACTATTTTTTAAATAATGAATTACTATTTGATGATAGGACAGAACCGTTAATAGACGGCGAGATGAAAGTCATAATTCCAAATATGGGGCCTTTAGATGCGATTACCTGGCTTTGTGATAGGTGCGTAACTTCAAACGGGTATCCGTTTTATGTGTTTGCGAGTATGGGAGATGATAAAGTTAGATTTTTAGATTTAGAAACTATGTTAAGAATGCCGACTCTTAACAATATTGGAACTGGATTACCTCCATACACGTATTCAGAAGCGATCGCTGCAAAGGCGCATACTCTAAAACCTGTTGAGAAAAACTTTTTAATTAAAAATTCTGTATATAAAGAAAATGAGAGTCAGAATTTAATGAATGTTGCTGGTATCGGTCCTGCTACTTATAATTTTATCGATACCTTTCAAGGAACAGTGCACGTTAAAAAACATAATCCTGGAGAAACTTTTGCGAGAGCAAAGATGTTAGGTATATTCGATGAGACTGATATACCAGTTTATGACGATAAGGCTGTTTTTGCTGGAAAAAATATTGGTCAATATAATGCTACTACTATAACTAATATTACTACTAGTAGATCTCAGAGCGG